AAATTCAAAGATTAATGTTTAGATGGAAAGAAGAATGGGATTCAAATCATCCAGAGAAAATGCTTCTTTCATATAATAAAACTCGTCATCAATATGAAGATAGTGAATGTGGAATGTATTGTTTAATATTTCATCATTATTGCTTAAATGAAATACCTATGGATAAAAGAATTCATGATAAAGTATCTAGAAGTTTTAGAGAATTATTTTTTAATATAGCGAAAGTGTAATGGATACTGTTCTTCCAGTAGCAGGAGATAATACTATGTTTTATTTATTTTTAGTTATTGGTATTGTTATATTAGGATTAGTAGGATGGTTTGTTTATGAAGCAATAGTTCCTAATGAACATAAAGCTATTTTAGAAGCTACACCAATATTTAAAACTTATGAATCTGTTACTAAATTAGCTCCTATGGGATGTCCACAAACACCTGCTTATCGTTTATGTGATTATTATATTGCGAGTTCTTCATATTCTGTTTTTCCAGCATCAGATGTATATGATTACATTTCTGATAAAATTCTTCCTATGGTAATTAAAGCAGGAGCAAGATTAATTGAATTAGATGTTTATGCTGATAGTAATGATAAACCTGTTGTTGGCCTTAAAAATCAAAAATTAGGAACAGATTATGCTTATAATACTGTTCCTTTAAGTGCATGTCTAACTTCTATTGGAAATAATGCATTTAATTCTATAAGTTGTCCTGTATCTTCTGATCCATTTATATTAAGTTTAGTTTTCCATACAAATAAAAATACAGTAATTAATGCAGCAGCAGAATTAATTAAAGAATCAGCAATAAAACCTAGATTATTAGGTTATGAATATGGATATCAACGAAAAAATATAGCAGTAGAACCTATATGTAATTTACAAAGTAAAGTAATTATTGTTTCAGGTGGAAATGAAATTAAAGGAACTTTGATGGAAGAATTAATTAATTTATCTTGGTCAACTTCTCATTTACGTAGATATACATATTCACAAGCTTCACAACCACACGATCATTAAGAATTAATTGATTATAATCGTAATAATATTACTATGGTTGTTCCTGATAATTTAGATGATTTAAAGAATAATAATCCTCAAATTTTATTAACGTATGGATGTCAATGGAATCTAATGAATTATGGTTCAATTGATACAATGATGGAATTATATATTGGTGAATTTCAACAAAATAGTTCAGTTTTAAAACCTGCAGGATTAAGAGCATTAAAACCTAAATCATATAAAACTCCTCAAATGCCTGACCCTTCAGTATCATTTCAACCTATGCAAAAAAGTTCTCCTATTTATAATGTCGTAATTTAATTTCTATGCGTTAAAGTATAAAAATATGGACAGTGCACCCGGAATGATGAAAGAGGAACCTAAAGCTGGTGGTCGTAAAAAGAGTGCATGGATGAAACATGTATCTGCTACAATGAAATCTGAAAAAGGCAAAAAAGGAACAATGGGCAAAGGTTGGTTTAAACATGTATTAAAAACGGCAAAGGCAACTTACAAAAAGAAAGGTGGTTCTCACGCTCTATCACCTGCTCCTGTAGGTGGAACTCGTCGTCGTCGTCGTGGTGGTAAATAAGTTCATATCTAAGGAAAAAAAGTAATGTAATATATAAATACAAACATGGGTGGTGGTTTATTACAACTTGTAGCGTATGGTGCACAGGATGCGTATATTTCAGGTAATCCTCAAATTACATTCTTTAAAACTCTTTACAAGCGTCACACGAATTTTGCTATGGAAGCATTTCGTGTGAATTTTAATGGGCAAGCTGCTTGGGGAACAAAACATTCAGCTGTTCTAGGTCGTCATGCTGATTTAATGGGTGCAACTTATTTAGAAGTAGTTCTTGATGCTGGTTATTACAATAATGATCAAGGTATGCTTGGATTTAATTTATTACATCATGTAGAACTTGAAATTGGTGGACAATTAATTGATAGATTATATGGTGAATTTATGTATTTATGGGCTGCTTTATCTTCTCCTTTTGATAAACTTCTTGATCTTCAGTCTATGGTTGGTTCTTCTGTTCAAACACAACCTGGTGCTATTACTGGATCCGGTGCTCAATTTATGGGTGGACAGAGAGTTTGTAATTCTGGATCAGGTCGCCCTGGATTACCTAATAATCTCCTTTATGTTCCTCTATCATTCTTCTATACCAAGAATCCGGGTGTAGCTTTACCTTTAATCGCACTTCAATATCATGAAGTACGTATTAATCTTGTATGGAATGATGTAAAAACTATTGCTGGTGATTTTACTGGTAAAGTTCAACCTTTACCTCCTCAACCTCTTCAAGCCGCTCTTTATGTAGATTATATTTATTTAGATACAGAAGAACGTCGTCGTATGGCTCAACAATCACATGAATATCTAATTGAACAAACTCAATTTAATGAAGATAAATCTATGTCTTCTTATTCAAATAGAATTGATCTAACTTTCAATCATCCTGTAAAAGAACTTGTATGGGTAGTTCAACCTTCAGGATATACCAATTGCACTATAGCAAGAGGTGAATTTGTATTAGTAAATTCTGATGTGGTTAGTGTAGATCCTACTGGTACTGGTGCTGGTAGTGGTGCTAAAGTAGTTGTACAATCATTAGGCACAACATTTACAAAAGTAGAAGTAGCAACGATTAATACTTCTGGCGCAGATTATGCTGTAGGGGACGTATGTACTGCTGATACTGGAAATGGTATTGTAACTTTTACAGTTGCTGCTATTGATAGTGGTGGTGGAATTGTTGGTGTAACTAATATTACTGGAACTGCTGTAGGTATAAATTATAATACAATAAGTAATCTTCTCAATGGTCTAAGATTAAGACCTTTTACCTATGATCAAACTGCTGTATTTGAACAACTATTACAGATTAATGGTCAAGATCGTATGGATAAAAGATATGGTGATTACTATAATAAAGTTCAAAGATTTCAACACCATAGTGGTGGAGCTGCTCTTATATCACAACCCGGTGTATATTCTTATTCATTTGCACTAAGACCTGAAGAACATCAACCCTCAGGGACATGTAACTTTTCTCGTATTGATACAGCTACTTTAGTATTAACTTTAGATGGATCTTTACCTGTAAGTCAAGAACTTGATCAAACTTATGATGTTCGTGTATACGCAATTAACTACAATATTCTTCGTATTATGTCAGGTATGGGTGGTCTAGCATACTCCAACTAATAATATTCATATCAATAAATAATGGAAGTAGATAAACTACTTATTGTAGCACATCCAGATGATGAAATTTTATGGGGAGGTTCAAATTTATTATCACAATCAGGATGGTTTGTTATATGCTCTACGCATTTAAACGATCCTGTAAGATCTCGTGAATTTTTTAATACTATGTCATATTCTAGCGTTACAAGATACATTATGTTTGATGTTAAAGATGAATATACTGAAGATCCTTTAGTAGCAGATAAACTTTATGATGGAAGTATATTTGATAATTTTCTTAAAAAGTTAGCTACAAAATCATGGAAATTAGTTCTTACACATAGTGAAAGAGGTGAATATGGACATGAACATCATAGAAAAGTTCATCGTATGGTAAAAAAGTATTTCCGTTCAGCAAAATTTTTTGATTTAGGTCCTAAATTATCTTCTCATGAAATTGAAAGAAAAAGAGATGCTTTGTTATTTTATAGACAAACTCAATCTATTTGTAAAACTATATTTAATAGAAAAAGTAATACTCTGAAATTATCTGAAAGACAATTCTTTTTTAATGAAAAACTTTATCTTCCTGAAAAAAAAGAAATACCTAAAATAATTAATCAAATATGGTTTGGTAAACCTCTTGCTACAAATTCAGTTAGATATAATTTAATGAAAAATGTTGAAAAATTAGCTTTATATAATGGTTATCAATATAAATTATGGACAAATGATGATTTATTTTATGAGAATTTTCCATTAGTATGGGAATTTATTCAATTAGCTATTGAAAAAGGTGAAGAATTAGAACAATCAAGATTCGCACAAGTTGCAGATTTAGCTCGTCTAGAAATTTTACATAGATTTGGTGGAATTTATTTAGATTCTTTATTTGAAATTTCAATTAAATTTTTAGAATTCATAACAAGAAATAATAAAAGAGAATTAATTGTTGCAAATGAAGATCCGTGTGAATTAAATTGTAAAGGTATTGATGGAAAAAAATATATGTCTAATGGATTTTTTGCTGCTCAACCTGGTTCAAAAATCTTAAAAAGATTATTAAATTATGATGTATTAGAAAGAGTTGATTGGGATAGTGTATACATTAATCGCACTACTGGTCCGTATTTTTTCAGATCAGCAATGAAATCAAGTGATGATATATTAGTTATTCCAACTGAAAAAATATATCCATTTATGGTCAATGATTCTGCGTATAGAAAAGCAAAACCTAATGAATGTATTACTTCAGATGATAAAGTATTACATGATTGTTTAAAAGAAAAATATCCTAATTCTTTAGTAGTTTATCATTCAGGATTTGGAGGTTCATGGAGTTGGTAAATAGATTTATATAATAAATTTCTTTCTTTTAATATATAAAGGATGGATACTGTTCAAGGACGTTTAAGAATGTTAAAATCTTTAACACATAAAGAAGTAAAACCTACATTGTCTTCTGTATCTGATACAGATGATATTCCTAGTTATTTATTAGATGTTGAAAAAACATCTACTTCAAAAAAACCTCAATTATTTCGTAAAAGTATACTTTTACGAAAAAGAAGAAGAACAATTACAGCAATTAATGCAGTATTATCTGCTGATAAAAAAATATTAACTGTTGGTGTAGATACAAAAGGTTTTTCTACAATTCCAACCCTCACAGACTTAGAAAAGAAATTAGTAGTCACGGTTAATATTATTTCTCAATGTTCAAGTATTACAGAAAAGCAATTTCAAGATTTTTCAAGTTTAACGAATGTAAATGTTAATTCAGGGAGTGTATTAGAATCAATTGGTAATTATGCTTTTTATAATTGTAAAAAACTAAAAACTATTACACATTTATCATTATATTCCGATAAATTTGGTATGCCTCTCACAGATATTGGTGATTTTGCTTTTTATGGTTGTTCATCATTAATAAGTGTTTTTCCTAACTTAATAAAATTTACTCTTGGTTCTGGTACATACAATAATAGTATAAATCGATTTTTATATGTTGGTCGTGCTGCGTTTTATGGATGTACAAGTCTAAAATCTCTTAGTTTAAGATTCTTAAATTATTTGTATTTAGATGATAGTTCTTTTAGTTATTGTACTAAGTTAGTAAATATAGATTTTACTTTAACAAAAAATATAGACTTAGAAGATAGAGTATTTTTTGGATGTAAAAAACTAAACATTGTAGATTATATACAAAGTACTAATCTTAATAGTGTAAGTTCTACTTATTATGCAGTATTTGATAATTGTCCATTCTTAAAAATATGGTCAATATTACTTCCTTCACTTTTACAAAAAGTTGAATATGGCGATTCTTATGATGTACAGGGATTACAAGTTGGTTTATATTTATCGAGACAACAACAATCTGAGAAACTTCTAGGCGACTTAACTGATGATATAGAATTACAAGAAGGTAATTTTGCAGCAACTAAAGGTCATCTTCATAGACAAGTTTTTTACTCAGGCGATCCAACACCTCCAGCTGTTACATTACCAGTACTTGAGGTAGGAGTAAAGTCCCGACTTGCAATTGTAAGTGAATATGCTTTATCAATTTTTGATGCATCTAGATCTTTTCAGGAAAAGCCAGGCGATTATATTTTGAATGCGGGAACAGCTTCTATTAAATTTAAAGAATCGGCTATTAAACTAGATGAACTACCTACTTTATTTAAATCTGTACTTAATATTGAAGATAGTGATACAAGTGTTTCAGTAATAGGTGAGGTTGGTTTAATTATTACTTCTACTGATGGAGTGTCATGGGAGGTTGAACGTATCCCTTTAACCGCTTTACCACCATCAACGTCGGATGATGAAATATTTGAAGATAATTATCTCACAACAACTACAACTACAGCTGAACCAGTAACAACAACTACAACTACAGCTGGACCAGTAACAACAACTACAACTACAGCTGGACCAGTAACAACAACTACAACTACAGCTGGACCAGTAACAACAACTACAACTACAGCAGAACCAGAAACAACAACTTCAACTACAGCAGAACCAGAAACAACAACTTCAACTACAGCAGAACCAGAAACAACAACTTCAACTACAATGGCAGAACCAGAAACAACAACTTCAACTACAGCAGAACCAGAACCATAAACAACAATACAATTCTAGGTATAGAATAGTCTTTTATATTAACTAATATGTATGTTTAATTAAATTACCATTCCATTGCAATATCTTCCATATTACAAGCACCTTGTTCTGCATCTTTACGTTCTTCTTCTTCTACACGAGCATTAGCAGATTTTAAATCAGTTTCAAATACAGATAAATCTTCTTCTGAACCTTCAGGTAATTTAGTTTCATCAATAAGAATATCTACAAATCCTGTTCCACATGGCGGTTTTTGTCCAAACATAATATTGGCAGAAACACCACGCATATTATCAAATTGTGATCCCAAAGCAGCACCAAATAATACTTTAGTAGTTTCTTCAAATGTTGATTTAGCAAGAACACCTGATTCACTTTTATTCATACCAAATCTATTTGCTTCAATTAGACGACCAGGATAAGTCATTGTATCAATTAATGTAATCATATGATGATAATTTACAAATTCTGTAGCAAATACTTCCATAAATTCTTCAAATAACATTGAACGAACAGTTTCAATACCAAATACATCCAAAACTTCATAAATATCATTTGAGAATGAACGGAAAGGATCAGTTCCAGGAATAGAACTTAAATCAAGTAAATTTGTTCCTTCAACATCAAGAACATATTGTTTTAAAGGAACATATCCACCAATAGTTTCATCAAATAATAATTCATTAGATGATTCACGAACAAATACTTTTCCAATTCCTTCAACTCCTGTTAGAACAGTATCTAGTAATTTATCTTCAATAAATCGTAAAGATAAAGCATTCTTAACAACTTCTTGAGCGAATACAATACGAATTACAATTTTATCAGGTGAATTTGTATCCGAATGCGCACATGAGAATATACGAAGAACTTTATTATTTTCTAGTTTTGTTTGAATTAATGTCATATCAATAATATTACGAGCAACCATTTCATCTTTATCTAATTCTAGTCGCATAATCCATGGAGATGTACAACTTTGTCCTTGTGTTACTGAAAACTTTTGATAAGATTTTAGTAGTTCACGATCTTCTTCAACTACAGAATCAGGTGTTAAAGGATTAGGATCATAATAAATACGAACAGATTTTGTAATATCACGCATTGTTGTCTTTTGAATTTCTTTCTTCTTTGCTAATACATCATCTGATGAAATAGCTATTTTTGAATCTAAATATACTACATTTGAAGGATTTTTAGGATTGGATGAAACACTCAAAAGTTCTACAATACGAGGAACACCTTGTGTTGCATTAGCTTTAGCAGTTCCAGCTGAATGAAAAGTATTTAGTGTAAGTTGTGTAGTAGGTTCACCAAT